TTTTTCTCAAATTTGTTTTGCCCGATACCTAAGTAGGCTAAAAATTCAAACAATCTTTTTTTCATACGCTATTTGCTTTTATGGTGTAAATACCATATCTTTGTAAAAAATTTAATTCAAAAATTATGGTTTATATAATTATCGTCTTACTTGTATTTATTTCTCCCTTTTTTTATGCTCAACTACTTTGGAATAGAGGAGCCAAAATATTAAAAAAAAGAAAAAAATCTTTATGGTGGATTATTAAGACAACCTTCACTATTGACAACAATAAGGTAAATTTCGACTAATCAATGGATGGTATTTTCGTGATAATCAAGCCATGCAATTTGCCGAAAGAATTTCCTATACTTGTTTCGCTTATTCTTGCCGCTATTGAAAGAATATCTGCCTTTTCACTATTTTTAATAGGTTGATTTACGGGAAATGATTCTGTCAACGCCTGAATCATTGACAGGCAAAGCGGAATATTTCCAAAGCTTTCGGAATGTAAAAGAACCAATAATCCATACTTAAAATATCCGTATACATCATCATTTTTTTTGCGTTTTTCATCAAAAATAACTGAATAAACAGCAGCAGATAATCGTCCATATTCTGTATTAACACGCTTCAAAGCTCCATTAACTTCAGTTCTGATATCTTTTGTTTCTTGTTGTATGTTCACAGTTGTATAAATTTGCCACCCGATTAATATTACCACAAGAACCGATAATACTCCTACTAAAATACTAAACGTCATTTCCATATTATAAAATTTTATTTAGTTGTAAATCATTAAGTTGAAAAACACTTTGTATTTTTATTGAAAAAATACCATGAAATATTTGCATATATTGAATTTATACCATAAATTTGCACTGTTTCTAAAATGAAACGGGCGATAAAGGTAGTAAAAATTTTAATAACAAAAAATATGGAAAGAATTTATGTACCAACGGGAACGGGGCTGTGTAAATATTTGGGCAAAACTTTCAACAGGAGTCAGCCCTTCATCAGAAAAGCGTTGCGTGGAAAAACCAATCACCCGGACGCTTTGAAAATCAGGGAACTTGCTATGCAGAAAATAAGGGAACTTATCCGGAAAAACTTTCCGGGGATGACATGGGATAAATTGCTGACAACCATCAATGAATCCCGTCCGGAATCGCAGCAAGTCGCGCTTTCAGCTCTGCGGCATCAGGTAAAACGCATGGGACTTTTCAAAAATATTCTGGTTCACTGGTCTGTCGAAAATATCAATTTTCTTCTTTCCAATTACACCACAATGGGTAACGTTGAGATGGCGGCAAGGCTGAATAAAAAACACAAGTCATTCCGGATAATTGACGGTAAAAAATTTTACCGCACTTTCACAAAAAAAAACGTGGAAAAGAAAATGAAGCTGTTGGGATTACACAGGACGCCTGAACAAATACTGAAAATCAAAAGGCGCAACCTTACGACTACCAATTTCAGAGTACTGACATCTGAATGTAATCTTTGGACACAAGGAATAAGAAAAGCAGCAAAAGAAGAGGAGGTGAGAATATGGAAAGGAAAGCGGATTGTAAAAGTCAACGGCAAATTCACCCCTTACACTCGTTGGTTTTACCATAACTTTATATTAGCAACATCTACAGGGTTTGTCATATCCTTACCTTCTCCCATAGGGCTAATCCTGACAAATTTCAGTTGTCTAATTTTACTTGGCAACGTCATAGCCGCTTCAATTTCATTTGCAGATATGGAATGATAAACCAAAGCCCTTAATCCTTTTTTTGAATCATAAAAAGTTCCTGATTGTAAGTTGGATGCGCTCACTGCTTTGTTCGTGTAAGTTTCCTTTAAAAAGGTAATTGCTTTTTGTTTGGCTTCATAAAATGCCTGCGTATCTCTTTCTTGAAACTGTTTTTCAATAAAATCTTTTACGGCTTTTTCCGCTCCCTTCTTTGCATTTTCAATGTATGGATGCGTATCGCTAAACAGCCGGGCGTCCTTTCCGGGATTGTTGTTAAGTCCTTTGTCCGGTTCGGGCTGGTCGTCGTCGTCGATAACGTGCTTCCCTCTTACCGGATCGTCGGTTGCCTCGAGTGAACATTTGCAGTTCCACCGGTCGCCGGGCCGGTGTCTTTTCCAGAATGGATGATCCTGCGGAAGCGTCAGCTCTACTTCCCAGTACCGTCTGTGTATCAAGTCGGGCGTTACGCTGGTTGTAGGCATCCACCGGAGGTTGGGAAGAATATCCCTTACTTCTTCGAACTGTCGCCAGTCGGCCGCCTGATGGGCGCGCAAGACAGCGGTATCGTATTCAGTCCGGAGCCACTGTTTCACGTTGTGGTCAGTGATGGGTTGAACATCATTTGAAAACTGTTCAAACGGTTTTAACTTGCCGTTTTCGTCCAACAGTTGGGCTGCTATATCATTCTGCAGGCGATGTGTCCGGAAGGCGGAAAAGACAGCGTTGTTATGCCTTATTTCCTGATAGAAATTGTAATCCGGATCGGAGTATTCCCTTTTTCCAAAGCCCTCGTCGGCTGCCTTGTTGAAAATATTCCACGTTTCACCAAATACGGCTTCGTCAATCCCGGTCAGCGGATTGAATTTCCTTTCATAAATCCGGCGGACGGCCGCCTTCAGGACTTCCTCGTCAAACGTGAACGGGCTTTCGACTTTATCATTAAATGGATGAGCGCCATAATAGAGGTCATCCATTACCATTTTAAAGCCCGGTCGCGCCGGGCGTCTCCGAAAAAACCGGACAGCCAGTTTGAAAATTTCTTCTTTTCGGAAGGCGTTGGCTCCTGGTCGGATTTGGTTATCGGAGCTGGTTCCGGATCGGGTTGCTGCCGGTTCATCATTTCCGCATAATTGTCCGGCTTTTCGATACCGAACTGGTTGTACAGGTAGTCGTGTGAAATGGGAAGCCCCATGTTAAACAGCTTTTCAATGATCTGCATTTTCTTTTCCGGATCGACCTCTTCGGATTCGACAAATTCAAAGGAGCCGCCCCGCGTATCGAATCCCAATGCTGCAAACGTGTCCGTCATGTCGTAATTCAATATGTTGAGCAGGTATTTCCGATCGGAGATGCCGATCAGCCGCTCCACTTCCATGTGAATGCTGCCCAGCGCCTGCGTCCCCTTGTCGGATGCTTCCGTAGTCAGCGTATTGCCCAGAAACAGCTTGGATATTTCCGAATTACAGCGCTCGGTCAGTTTTTCGTACAGGTCGGCGCTCCCCGACTTGCTTCCCGATTCGACAAACTTGAAATTACTGTCAGTCGGATGAATGATGATTCTTGCTCCGCCCTGGTTGCGGGCATCGCTTATTATGCGCCGGCGCGCCTCATCGTCATTACCATCGTAGGTATATTCCTGAAAGGGCATTCCAAAGATTTCGGAGAACTGAGCCCAGTCGGCCAGGGTATTCCGCTTGTAAATAATATAGGGAGCGGTGGCGGCAAGCAGCCCCAAATCATCCTTATCACCGATAAAAAGCAGATTGCTGAATTTATCCCACGTATCGCCGGTAATATCCGTTTGCTGACGCAGAATCAGCCGGCGAACCGGATCAACGTGCTTGCGCGGAACCGGCTCGTAATTGATCCATCCGCCGTCCATGAAAAACTGACAAAGCGTGCATCCCCATGCAATCGAATCCCATGCGTCGGAAATGAAGCGTAAAAACCATGGCGATTGCAGTTGCTCGTTGATTATATCGTCCGGAACGCCGTTACGTCGAAATTCGACCGGCGCAAACAGGATGGAATTCTTCCGCTTGTCGATCACGGCCCGAAGATGGGCGTCCATGAGTATTTCGCTGTACAGGTCGTACAGCTTTGTCCTCCTCGTGAAGTCTATGTTCTCAGCGTTATGTACTGCCGTCATGTAAGTCTGCATATCGAGATCAAAGCGGCGCGGCTGAGTCAGTATGATGGTTGTAGCTCCGGCTTGTCCGGGACGCGGCATATTTCCGCCGACGGTTATTATTTCCTTCTTTTCTTTCATGTTAATAATGGTTTACACGTTTGCGGTTACCGATTGATAGGAATCGGGAGTTTTCTGCGAGAACGTCATCAGACAGGAGCGGAGCTCCGTCGATGGTCGCCCGTCCCCTGTTGACTTCCTTCAGCCACGCCATGGCGCGATCGTAGCGGTCTTTCCGCATCTGCGAGAGTTTTTGAGGATTGTGAATGCAAAAGACATGATAGATTGCCATGTCCAGCGCCATCATCAAAACCAGCCTGTTACGCTTCTCTCCGGCTGCGTCGAACAGCTTGTCGCAGTCGTACCGGTTACTGAGGAAGCTGCGCATTTCAGAAATGGCGCGGTCTTCTATGATTTCGATGATCGCCTCGTCATTGCGCACGAGCGCATCCAGTATCTCACGGTGGATGCTTGCGTCGTAATCATCCAATGTTATAAAGTTGCTCATTTTGTTGATTTACTATTTACCATTTACTATTTTACTGTTACATTCTGTATTTATTCCATTTCCGCGTCTGATCCCGGCTGACATAATCAATCGGCTGGCTTTCGCGCTGAATCCTGTCCAGTATCCTTAATCCCCCTTCAATGCAGTCCGGGCCGTCGGCGGGATAAGGAAGCGTCAACTCAAACAGTTTGAACTGGTCAATCAGCTCCTTCATGTTTGGATTATCTTTTTCCTCCTCGTTAAAGACCAGCAGCCCGTCGCGGTCAAGCGGCTCAAGATTTGCCTCTATCCGGACGCCCTTGTCCGTTTTCTTTTCCTCGTCTCCTCTGATATACAGCGTCACGTTTCGTTCCCGGCGCGCTTTTGTCACAAGCGGCTGAAATACCTGCCTGAAAAACGGATCTTGCAGCTTGTTGTTTTCCATGTAGCAGTACACCGGAACACGGGAAGCAACCCATTCCAGAAGCCGGACGTACCAGTCAATAAAGACCGCATTCAGTTCTCGACCGATAAATCCCTTGATAACATAAAGTTTCCCTTCCTGCTTTCCCATAAGCCAAACGGATTTCGTGCTGCTTTTTTTCGACTTGCTTTCTCCGGGAGCGGGATCGCCGTATATGACCAGATACTTGAATTTTGACAGAGCCGGTACTTTTCCGAAGGCACAGTTTTTAAAAATTTTTCCTTCGCTGACGGGGTTGTTGAAATATTCCTTTTGCTGCGAGGAGGTAGTTATCTTTGAGAGCGCGCGGTCGATATGCTCTTCCGTATTCTTTTCTGGCCAAGTTGAATGGCCGTCTTTATCCCGGATATTGACAATATCGTGATGGTCAGCCACAGCCCCGGCGCGAACAATACAGCAGTCTTTGGCTATAATGTTTCCATTCCATAATACAAGCGTGGGTTCTGATATTGACCGTGTCGGGTAAAGAAGAAGAAGGAAACGTCCATGAATGAGCTTTTTCGTGATGGATATCTGAAAGGGCTGGAGTGCATAGCCGGCAGTTTGACAAAAAAACGGGGAGTCAAGACAGAAAGCAAAGTACATCA